TAGGAACGCGAGAAATATCACCGGATGAGTCGCCCATTCACCCTCAAGCACTGGCGCGACTGGTGCGCCGACCTCATCCTCGACACCGGCGACTCGTTCAGGCCGCAGGGCTTCCAAGACGACTTCGTCCGGGACCTGTTCGCTGGCTGGGCCGAGTGCTGGCTCGTCGTCCCAGAGGGTAACGGCAAGACGACGCTGCTGGCCGCGCTCGCGCTCTATCACACCGAGCACCGACCCTTCGCCGTCGTGCCCGTCGCTGCCGCCAGCCGCGAGCAGGCCGAGATCATGTACCGGCAGGCCGAGGGCTTCGTCTTCCGCTCGCCACGCCTGCACCAGATGGTTCACTCCGACCTCCAGGTCGTCAAGGGCAAGCGCAAGACCGAGGTGCCGGCATTCCAGTGCCTCGAGGGCTACCGACGCATCAACCACTTCACGGGCGGGCGCATCCAGGTCTTCGCCGCCGACGACCGCACCGGCGACGGCGTCATCCCGACGCTGGGCATCATCGACGAGCCGCACCGGCAGCGCGACCTGAGCTTGTACCGGACGTGGTCGGGCAAGCTGCTCAAGCGGGACGGGCAGATCGCCGCCATCAGCACCTCCGGTGAACCGGGCTCCGACTTCGAGCTCACCCGGCGGCGCATCCTCGACGGCGCCGACACGCGCAAGCGCAAGGGCGCGCATACGCGCGTGACGACGCGGCGGGTCGTGTTGCACGACTGGTCGCTGCCCGAGGGCGAGGACCCGACCGACCTCCGGGCCGTCAAGCGCGCGAACCCGCTCAAGCACATCACGGTCCCGCTGCTGCGCGAGAAGCTCAACTCGCCCACGATGACGATGCACCACTGGCTTCGCTTCGTCTGCAACCGGCCCACGATGGACACCGACACCTGGCTCGGCCCCGACGCCGTCGCCATCTGGGAACGGCTCGAGGACCCGTGGGAGTTCGAGCCGGGAGCGCAGACGTGGGTGGGCGTGGACGTCGCGCTGAAGCGGGACACGTCCGCGGTCGTGGCGGTCCAGCGCAGGGGCGACGGCCATCACGCGCAATGTCGCATCTGGGCGCCGTCGCCAGGCACGCCGGTCGATGCCACCGAGATCATGCAGTACCTGCGCGAGATGTCCGCGCTCTATGACGTCCGCGCCATCAGCTTCGACCCGCGCTTCTTCGACGTGCCGGCGGCCTACCTCACCGACGAGGGCCTGCCGATGCTCGAGGTGCCGCAGTCGGTCGAGCGGATGACCGTCGCCATCGGCGGGCTCTACGAGGCCATCATGGCCAATCGTCTGACCCACGACGCCGACGAGGTCTTCGCGCAGCACATCCTCAACGCCGTCCCTCGCTTCAACGACCGGGGCTTCACGCTGACGAAGTCGCGGTCGCGCGGGCACATCGACGCCGCCATCGCACTGGCGCTCGCCCTGGAGCGGGCGCAGCGCAACACCACTCCGACCGTCTCCGTCTACGAGTCGCGCGGACTGGTCACCATCTAGGAGCCGCCATTGCGCCGCATCGCCGTCGAACTCCGCCGACTCATCACCAACCTCTGGCGTGCCATCGACCTCGAGGGCTCGCTCATCCTGTTCGCCGTCGTCGGTGCTGCCGTCCTCGGGTACACCATCGAATGGAGGGTCGCGCTCTTGATCCTCGTCATCTCTGCCGCCATCGCCGGCATCGCACTGGCCCGCGCGCCGAGGGCTGGCTGATGGGACTCCTCGCGCAACGCCTCGGGCGGAAGGCCGGATACCCGACGCCAGGCTGGGCACCGCCACCCGGCTACAACGTCTCGACGACGACCGGCGAGATCGTCAGCGAGGAGAAGGCGAACACCGTGGCCGCGTGGTTCGCCGCCATCCGCGCCATCGCGCAGGACGTGTCCACGCTGCCGCTCATCACGTACCGGCGGGTGGGGCGCGACAAGGTCCGCGCCCGTGACCACCGCATGTACAGCATCCTCCACGACGCACCCAACCCGGAGATGACCTCGGTCATCTTCCGCGAGGTGCTCCAGGGCCACCTGCTGACGTGGGGCAACGCCTACGCTGAGAAGGAGCTCGACCGCGGCGGGCGCGTCAAGTACCTCTGGCCGCTCCGACCCGACCGCATGAAGGTCGAGTACGACGGCAAGGGCGGACGGACGTACGCCTACCAGGTCACCGCCGGGTCGTCGCCCATCCCGCTCGACCCGGCTCGCGTCTTCCACATCCCCGGCATGGGATACGACGGACTCATCGGCTACTCGCTGCTGCGGCTGGCCCGCGAGACGCTGGCGCAGACGCTGGCGTTGCGGGAGTACAGCGGGCGCGTCCTCGAGCGCGATGCACGCCCCGGCGTCATCCTCAAGCACCCGAACACGCTGTCGGACGGAGCGCGCAAGAACCTCGAGGCGTCGTGGGCCGACCGACACGGCGGCTTCAGCAACGCGGGACGCACGGCCATCCTCGAGGAGGGCATGGACGTCACCGCGCTCGGCCTGCCGCGCGACGACCTCCTCTTCATCGAGGGGCAGAAGTGGCAGGTGGCCGAGGTCGCCCGCTGGGTGCGCATCGCACCGCACAAGATCGGCGACCTCGAGCGGGCGACCTTCTCGAACATCGAGGAGCAGAACATCGACCACGTCTCCTCGACGCTGCGCCCGTGGTGCACGCGATGGGAGCAGCAGATCGACAAGGACCTGCTGCCGGAGCCCGACGTGTTCGCCGAGCACCTGATGGATGCCGCCCTCCGCGGCAAGACGCTCGAACGCTTCCAGGCATACGCCATCGCCGTCCAGAACAAGGCGATGGTGCCGAACGAGTGGCGCGCGTACGAGAACTGGAACCCCGTCCCGTGGGGCGACGAGCCCGTCCTGACCCCGAACAACAGCGCCGAAGGAGCCACCGAATGAACCGCAAGATGTTCGCCCCCGGCGAGATGAAGCTCGACGACAAGGGCTTCATCGAGGCGGCGTTCGCCCAGCTGAACGTCGTGGACAAGGACAACGACGTCACGCTCCCCGGTGCCTTCCCGGCGAAGGACGTGCCGATGTCGGCCTACGGCCACACCTCGTGGGAAGGCGCCCTGCCCATCGGCGTCGGCACCATCGGCGAGAAGGGCGACTGGGCCGTCTTCAGCGGGCACTTCTTCATGGACACCCCGCACGGCCAGGCTGCCTACGCCACCGTCAAGGGGCTCGGCGCACTCACCGAATACAGCTACGGCTACGACGTGCTCGACAGCGCGCCAGCCATGATGGACGGCGTCTCCGTCCGCCAGATCAAGAGCCTCGACGTGTTCGAGGTCTCCCCCGTTCTCCGTGGTGCCGGCGTCGGCACCCACACCCTCGCGATCAAGAGCGGCGCGCCGGAACCCGACGCACCGTATGCCGAGCAGATGGACTGGATCGCAGACCGTCTCTCGGCGCTCATCGAGTGGACCGAGGACCGCAAGGCGGCCCGTGAGTCGGAGGGGCGCGACCTCTCGACGAAGGACACCGAGCGGCTCGATGCCATCGCATCGAAGCTCCTGGCCCACATCGACGCCATCGGCAGCCTCGTCGGCCCTGCGGAACCCGCGGACGACCGGCAGGCGATCGCGCTGATGGTCGAGATCGAACGAGCGCGAGCCCTGGGCGTTCCCGTCTAGCGCCGCCTCCTGACCACGCACCACCCCAGACCCCCACACCGGGGGTCTTCCTGATAGGAGACATCACCAGTGTCCGCAGCCGAAACCCGCGCCAAGCTCAACGAGCAGCGCGCGGCGCACGCTGCCTTCCTCGAGGCCCTCACGGGCGAGGACGGCAAGTACAACATGACCACCGACCAGGTCGGCCAGTTCCGCAAGCGGAACGACGAGATGACCGAGCTGGCGAAGAAGTGGGAAGAAGAGGTCGAGGCCGAGAAGGCCCAGTCCATCGAGGACGCCAAGGCCGAACGGGCTGGCCGCGCCGTCGAGGGCGAAGTCAAGGACGCGACCCCGCCCAAGCTCAAGACGCTCGATGACGTCCACGGCGCCATCCGCAAGGGCATCGACGCCAACGCCGACATGCTCAAGCGGCTCGGTGACGGCGGCCAGGGCTCGGTCCGCTTCTCCCTGCCCCCCGAGACCAAGACCATCATCGACATCGCCGACATCACCAACCCGAACAACTTCGTCGGCTATGCCCCCGATGCGATCGCGGTCGGTGACGTCGAGCGGTACCTGCCGGCAGGGCAGACCGACTCGAACAGCATCCGCTATTACATCCTCAACGCCGATACGAGCAATGCGGCGTTCGTGACCAATGTGACAGCCGCCACTGATGCCGTTCTGACCTGGACGCTCACGACCGACGAGGTCGAGGACGTGCAGGCGTGGGTGCCTGTCGGGCGCGACATCATCTCCGACATCCCGATGCTCCAGTCGATGGTCACCGGGATGCTCGCGCGGCGCCTCCAGAAGGTCGTCGCTGCCGCGCTGCTCGTCGGCAACGGCACGAGCCCGAACATCTGGGGCGTGTTCACCCGCACGAACTTCCAGACCCAGGCCAAGGGCGCCGACCCGACGATGGATGCGGTGCACAAGGGCATCACCAAGGTCGCCAACATCGGCGGCGATGCCAACCTCGCCGTCTTCCACCCGAACGACTGGCAGTCGATCCGGCTGACCCGCACCGGCGACGGCCTGTACGTGCTCGGCAACCCGACCGAGTCGGGACCGATGCGCCTCTGGGGCCTCCCCGTCGTGACCTCCGTCGGCATGACGGAGAACACCGGCGGCGTCGTGGACACGAGCTACACCCAGATCTTCTCCAACGGTGGCCTCCAGGTCGAGATCAGCACCGAGCATTCGACCTACTTCACCGAGCGCAAGCTCGCCATCGCGCTGTCGCGCCGCATCGCCGCCGCGCACTTCCTGCCCACCGCAGCCTGCACTATCACCGGCATCTAGACCCAGCCGGGGCCGGCGGTCACCTGACGACCGCACCTCAAGCACCCCGCGGGCCCTTCGGGGCTCGTGGGGGTTCGGGGGCACCGACACCGTGAAACCCGGAGGGTAACGAACACACCAATGGCAGACATCTATCGCCGCGCCGTGGGCGACGACAACATCGCCTACTGCCTCGGCAGCGACATGCGCATCCTCGAGGTCATCGGTCCCGACTCGTTCGGCATCTCCGAAGACTTCGTCGGCACCGATGCCGCGTCCGACGTCATCCCCGGCTGGACCGCCACGCTCGTCGAAGGCGGCGCGGGTGACTCCACCGTGACCGTCTCGACCACGTCGGGCGGCCACCTCATCCTGACCACCGACAACCAGGAGAACGACGGCGTCAACCTCCAGATGGACGGCGAGCCGTTCGAGCTCACGACCGGCCAGAGCCTCGTGTACTTCGGCTGCAAGCTGCAAGTCTCGGAGGCCACGCAGTCCGACCTTCTGGTCGGGCTCTGCATCACCGACACGACGCTGCTCGGCGGCATGACCGATGGCGTCTACTTCGAGTGTCTCGACGGCGCCACCGACATCTCGTGCGTCACCGAGAAGGGCAGCAGCGAGACGCAGGATGACGAGGAGGGCACGCTCGCCGACGACACCGACATCACCTTCGAGATCTACTACGAGCCGTCCACGGTCTACTTCCTCATCAACGGCGTGCTCGTCTCGAGTTCCACCACCAATATCCCCAACACCGAGCCGCTCACCCCGTCAGTGCACTTCCTGACCGGCGCCGCGAGTGCCGAGACGTGCACCATCGACTGGATCAAGGCGTTCCAGGTGGGCCGCTAGATGACCAGCATCTACCGCGGCTTCGTCAACCGCGACAACATGGCCTGGTTCAACGGCGGGCCGTTCCGCGTCTTGAAGGTCGTCGGCCCCGACTCGTTCGGCTATGCCGACGACTTCATCGCCACCGACGTCGCCGCCAATGTCGTCCCAGGCTGGACGCATACGCTCGTCAACGCCTCCACCGTGACCGTAGACAAGACCTCCGGCGGTCACCTCGTCTACACGACCGCGGGCGCCGAGAACGACGGCGTCAATGGTCAGCTCGATGGTGAGTCCTTCGAGATCACCACCGGCCAGGCCCTCGTCTACTTCGGCATCAAGTTCCAGGCGTCGGAGGCCACGCAGTCTGACTTCCTCGTCGGGCTCGGCATCGGCGGCACCACCGACGCGCTCGGCGGCATCTCCGACGCCGTCTACTTCGAGAAGCTGGACGGCTCGACCGCCATCAAGCTC